TGGCGTGATTGCCCATGTTAGAAGCTCTCCCCGCTCGCCACCTTGGACAAGTGGATGGAACGGCACAGTACCGCGGCGTGTACCACCGACCGCGCCAGCCAGGTCAGAAAGAAAGTGATCACTTGATCACCCCCAAGTGCCGTTTGATGTCGGCGCGAATTTTGGTTGCCAGCCCCGATTCACGCCGAGACATTGGCACTTCGGCTTGAAGCCTGAGAATGCGGCGCTCGACGTCGCGCAGCAGGTCTTTTGCCGCCATCATTTCGGTGTAGCGCTCCTTGGCCAGCTCGACCAGCGCCAGCACGCCGTCGCGGAAGGTGTCGGCGCCGCCGTAGGATTCCAGCGCCAGGAACACGGCTTTGTGCAGCTCGCCGCCTTGCTCATAGGTTGCGAGCAATTCAGCGGCAGTAAAAAGCGGTTCGCAAGAAACTGCGTAGGACGGGTCATAGTCATATCCGCGCTGACCGAAGTAGGGATCATCGGTAAACGACAGGCGCTTTTGCTTCTGGCAAAGTTCCTGATGCAACGTATGCAAGAAGGCGGCAGGGTTTGGGTTTTTCACGATCAATCCTCGTTTGGGAGCGCGGTATTCCAGGCATCGCACTTGGGGCAATTGCCGTGGCGGGCGCGCCAGATTTTGGCGTCGGTGAAGCACTTGCAGTTGCTGCATTGCACCATCACCGGTTCATCAGGTGGATCGAGCGGCGGCCCGCCCATGTACACAGGGTTGGCGGGTTTCATGACGTCACCCAATGCCAGAAGATCCCCGGCCAGCCGTGGAAGGTCGACGCCACCAGCAGGCCGATAGCAATGGCGGTGCCCAGCAGCTCGGGCCACCGCGCACGGTCAGCGCCACGGATATTGTTTTCGCCCAGGGCCTTTTGACGGGCAATGTGCGCTTTGACGGCTTCGGTCGATGCCCGTTTGGCTTGGCGTTTCATTGCCGACTCCTTGCATCGATGGCGCGTTGAACGATGGCGGTATTTACATGCGCCTTGGCCAGATTGGTCTCGATGACGTAGGCCTTCCACGCGCTCGGGTCGAGGGTGCCCAGGACGTAAGCGGTGTCGACCAGCTCACGCGCGGCGGCCAAGTTTTCCTGCGCGGTCAACTTGAAATTCGGGTTCTTGGCAAAGCCCATCAGCTGTTCATAACGGTCCTGCAACGGCGCGATCAGCGTGCGCGGGATGTCGCTCGGCCTGGCTTCGGATTCGTGAGGGTATTTGGCCACCGCTTCGGCCAATGCAGCCTCGGCAAGTGCGCGTTGTTCTTCGTTCATCGGTCGATGCTCCAGGGTGGTCGGTTTGGTACTGACAAAGCCCGCACATGGCGGGCTTGGGGGTGGTTGTGTGGATCAGTAGATAGCGCAAATTTCCTGGTCATAGCCATGGGAAATAGCCTCAACCTTGCCGCCCTCATGGTCAGTTCCACCAACCTCCAGGTATTTGGCAAGCGCCTTATTGGCGTCGGTTGCGGTGATATGGGCAATCAGGTTGCCGGATGCATTGGTGATTTTGTAAAGGTTGCGGAGTGCGTTCATGTCGTGTTGCTCCAGGGTGGTCGGTACTGGCAAAGCCCCAGTTAAGGGGCTTGAGGTGGGCGGGGTTGGTTATCCGGTGACGAAGTTATCGACATCCGAATCAAGGTAGCTGCCCCCGGTGTTGCCGCGTGCGTAGCTACGGCCATACACCTCGGCTTCCAGTTCGGTGCGGAAACGATGGCATCCACCGGTAGCCATTTGGCAAAGGATCTTTCCGTCTACCAACACGCTGAAGCTTTCGCTGTTCTTGATGGCTTTAACGTTCATCCCGTCTTGCTCCGTTGTTCGTTTCGATGGGTTAAAGATAAATTAACTACGCATATGCGTCAACACCATTTGCAAATAAACTTGGTTGACTGTGACACCTAATAGGAATTACATTCGCCTTCACTGAAACCGGGAGGATCCATTATGAACGTTGGGAAAAGCCTTAAGGTCGCCCTGGCCAAGAAGGGAATGCGACAAAACGAATTGGCGCAAAAGCTCAAGGTCAGCCGCCAATGGATTGGCAAGTTGGCCAACGCCGAGCGCGCAGGCATGGGCAGCGTTGAGATTCTGGCCGGCGCCTTTGACATGAAGGTCAGCGAGTTCCTAAGCCTGGGGGATGACTGATGATTTTGAATATCAAGGGATCCAAGGACGTGACGCTGCGCACTGATGATGGCTGCCTGCTGATTGAGCAGGATGGCCAACAGATCGTGCTTACTCCAACCCAGGCCGACCTTTTGAAAAACTTCATCAACAGTGCAAAGGACCAATTGCATGGAAAGTATTACGACGCAACAAGAGGCGACTAGCATGGCGCGTATCCGTTCAATCAAGCCCGAATTCTGGACATCAGAACAGGTCATGGAGTCGTCGCCATTGGCCCGCCTGCTGTTCCTGGGCATCTGGAACTTTTGCGACGACAGCGGCGTGCACCCGCTCAAACCGGTATCGCTTAAGGCCCTGATCTTTCCCGGCGATGACATCGATTCGACGACTATTCGACGACTACTCGACGAGCTATCTAAGAATGGTCTTGTAGTGCTCTACGCGGTCGGTGAAAAAGAGTACCTACAGGTGACAGGCTGGCACCATCAGCGCATCGATAAGCCAACCTACAAATTCCCTACATCAGAAAAAGGAATTCCTTTAAAAACAAAGGGTTCACCAAAAAAATTCGACGAGCCCTCTAATACTACTCGCGGACTGTTCGTAGAGGACTCGGATACGGAGAGGAGAGGAGTAAATCAAGAACACTCCATCAAATTCGATTTGAAGGCCTCATTCGCTACTTTTTGGAAGCTGTACCCACGCAAAGTTGGCAAAGCAGCCGCAGAAAAGAAGTTCGCCACCAAGTGCAAGGACCAGGAAACGTTCGAACTGATCATTGCCAGCACCGGGGATCACATCGCCCACGCCTGGAACCTTGCAGAAATGAATTTCATCCCCCACGCCGCTACCTGGCTGAATCAGGAACGGTGGAACGACGAGGTGTCGCATGTCAGACCAACCAACACCAACCGACAAGGAAGTGGGCCAGCTGGCCTTAGCCTCGTTGATCAAGTCCGCTTCCGTAACGAAGAACGAGCGGCTGAACGATGCCGCAACGCGGGACAAGAAGCTGCGCCAGATGCCGAACTACGCGACTCCGAACTGGGTGAGGGACGATGCTTCGACGGAGAGTTCGCCCGCATCCGCGACACTGATGGAAAAATTGTGGGAGTTGATGACTGAGCTGTACGCCCACAAGTGGACCAGCGTACACGGCCTGGCTGATGAGTCTGGCAACTGGGGGAAGGTGCTGGGTGGCATCACCAAGCACCAGCTTGCGGACGGTGTTCGCCTGTGGGTCGACGCCGGGAACAAGTGGCCGCCAAACCCTGTGGAGCTGCGCGAACTGTGCCTGACACCGCCAAGCGCCCTCGGCATCCCGACGCCCGAGAAAGCCTGGCGCGAAGCAGTGGAAGCCAGCGGCGACCCTGGCACCTGGAAGTTCAGCAACCCAATCGTGCAGGAAGCCGCACGCCTGACCGACTGGTACAGCATCCGCACCGGCAAGCCCAGCTCCGAAGCCGTGGAGAAACGGTTTTACAAGCGCTACAGCGACTTGACCATGAAGTTGCAGCGCGGTGAACAGCTGGTCGACCAGCAGCTGCTGTTGACCCAGGAAGCGGCCGAGGATGAGCGCGAGCGTGCCGACAAGGCCAACGACTCGCTTGTCAGGCAACGCATTATCGACCAGGGGCTGCACCTGAAAACCCCGGCCGAGCTGCGGGCCGAGCTGCTGGAAAAGATGGGGATCAAGCGATGAGCGCCATCGAGATCGAAAAATATCAGGCTCCATTGCCGGCCCCGACCAACCCCGAAAGGATTCCGATTTGTTCGGACCTTGACGACGACTGCAAGTCGATAACCGATCCGCTGGCTTGCTGGCTTTACGACATGGGCAAAGGGCTGTGTCCGTATTGCTCATCCTGCAAACCCAAAAACTGACCGCAACACCTGGAGGAAAGACCGATGAGCGACAAGACCGAAAACCTACGATTCGTGATGTACCGCCAGCTCGAGGCGATGCGCAAGGCGCGCAAGCAGCCGGCGGCCCTGCAAGACTTCGAAAACAAGCTTGAGGATTACCTGGTGGGCTTGAGCGTCGACCACACTTCCCTGGTGGCCTCCCTGCAAAACACCTTGCAGGTTTACCAGGACGCCTACGAGCAACAGAAAACCCTGACCCGCAACGCCTGCGAGTTCGACCGCAACCGGTGGGATGAGCTTTACCAGGTGCGCGCCGATCTCAAAACGGCGCAATACGACCGGGAGTTGTGGCACGACAAGGCTCACGAGGCCACCGCAAAGCTCGCCCAGGGCACGGAAAGCATCAAAGCCCTACACAGGGTCATAAAAGACCAGCAAACGGCCCAGGATCGATTACAGGAAGCCGTAGACAGGCTCACGGCAACGCACAACAGCAACGCAGCGCGCCATGCCGACGAGCTGGAACAGTGGGCCACCAACTACGACGAGCAGTGGGACGCCAACCAGGTCAAGCAGAAACTTATCGTTGAGCAGCGCGAAGCCATCAAAACGCTGGTTTTTGAGCTGGCAAATGCACGAAAGGCCGCAGTTAAGCCCAGTTTCTGGAGCTTTCTGGCCCGCAAAAAGCACCAGGCCAAGCCACTCCCGAAAAAAACGAACTGACAGAAACTGTAATCCCTTCAATGGCTTAGATGGTTTTGGGGGGATTGTGATGGATTCTAAAAACGGAGCTTACCCCATGAAAGATAACGATTTTTCCGGCGCAAACAGAAAGTTCACCCCCCAGGCATTCGTCCTGCTGACTGATAGCGGAATCGAGCCAACAGCAAAGAAGGGAGCCACCGTCTACAAGTGCGCCAAGGCTGATTATGGCTGTGCGGATCTAGACACACGAATGACCGGGATTCAGCACATCAGCGTAAGCCTTAAGCCTGATGGTGATTATCCGTTGTTCACTCACGCGCTTAAGGATTTGCAGAAAGTAGAGGCCGAGCCCTGCGCTCACAGCGAAGCAAACAAGCAGGGTTGCCCCGAGTGCGGAGAGAAATTCGAAAAGCCCCGCCCCATCCGCTTTGCCGACCTGCCAGCCCAGCCCCAAGGCGAGCCGGTGGCGATAGTGGTAGAGCAGACGCACAACTACGGCAGTTACCTGGTTTTTGGCAGTTCCATTCCTGGTGTTCAGCAGCCAGTGCCAGTGATTGAGCGGAAAGCCCACTTGCTTGACCAGTCATTGCCGACTGGAACAAAGCTCTACGCCGAGCAGCCCGCGCCGGTCGAGTTGCTGCGCGATGCCCTGGACCACATCGCCAAGACCTGCCACCAGTCGCGCCAGCAGTCGCGGCGGATTCGCGGGATCGAGGCGCGGGCCAATGGTGCGCTGGAAGGCAAGATGTACGGCGCGAAGCTGGTGGAACTGCCACTGGAGGTGGATCGGGAGATTGACCGCTTCAAGCGCCGTGACGCTCGCCAGCTAGTGCGAATCCGTGCGCTTGAGGGCTCGTTGCGTGATGTAGTCCACAACTACAACCATGGGCACCTAAAGCACACGCACGCCGCAATCCAAGCGGCTGACGAGCTGCTGACAGCCGAGCCCGAGACTTGCACCTGGTCGTCGCTTGAATTTTCGTGGTCGTCCGATTGTGGGATGCTTGGGTGGGAGTTCACAGACGGCGGCACGCCAGCAGAGAACGGCATGAAGTTCTGCCATTGCTGCGGGAAGCCAATTCATCACGAGATAGGAGATTGATCATGCTGGCAGCAATCGCAAGTGGTGTGGTGTTCGTCCTGGTGATCGGCGGCTTGATGCTGGCGATAGACGCGGGGTGGATCAAGTGAGCAATGTCCACCTGATGCCTGGTGCTACGGTGCCGATGGGCGAGCCGGTATCGGAAACGGTGGATCTGCTGGAACGGCTTCTGGTGATGGCCAGGGCAGGCAACCTGCGCTCTGTTGCGGTGGTGTACAGCTTCGGCGACCACGGACTGCGGACCGACTGGAACAGCGAGAATGAATTCTTCGCGCTCATCGGTGGAGTCGGTTGGCTGCATAAACGGATGCTGGACGGAATCAAAGTCGAACCTGTTGAATGATTGGCGCAAATGCGCAAATGCGTTAAACTACCCGGGCGCCCAGCTGACCAGCAGGCGCCCTTTCACTTTCTGGAGTATGACCGATGAGCGACAAGCCGAAGTTTCGCTGCCATGTTTACGGCTGCACCATCCCCGCCGGAATCTTTCACGAGCATGACCGCGTGGCCGAGAACTATGCCGCGGTTATGCGTGATCCTGTTGCGCCGCTGACCGCTGATGAGCGTGCCGAGCTGGAATCATTCCGCCGTGAAGCGTTGCTGCGCGAGTATGCCAACGAGCAGCTGGCCAGGAACAAGCGCCGCGAGGCGCTGTATGCCCAGGCCACGGCCATGCAGAACGCTTACCCGTCCAGCGGGGCGCAGCAGAATTCCCGATTCAATACCGATGAGCAGCGCCTGCGGAACTATCGCAATAATGCGCTGTTTGAGGTTGCAGCCCTGACACCGCCGTCCATCACCATCCCAACCGGTGACGTCTACGTGGTGCCAGCTGACGCCAAGATCCACGGCGGCCGCAAGTTGCGCGATGCGCTGC